CTGCTTTATTACTACTACCTTTTTACCACCCCTGTTATCGCCAGGAGCTTCTCATCCGGTAGTCCGCCCACATTATAGCTGATGTTTATAGTGCCAGCAGGCTCGCGTTGCCTAACACTTACTACACAAAACAAAAAACCCTGAGTCTTTCGATCTCAGGGTCCTTGGAAGTTTGGATGCTAGTATTGCTTACATCCGGCCCTCCACGGACCCCGGACCCTTGCCCTCATTGGCGCGATCATAACTGAACGACTGCCATGAGCACATGGGTGTGCTATGACTAATCTTTGCTGTTACTGATCTTGCTGTTAGTTGCATTTAAGTCCTCGTTGTTTAATGTTTTGCTGCTATGTTCGTATAATACTGGTTTTCTTACTCTCTGTCAACCTGTTGTATTTATACCACGTTGTTTATTTATGCCAAATAATCTGCATATTTTATACCAAACCACGACGCTAGGCCGTCATCGTAAAAACTGAACACCGTTTGTCGACGGGCTAGTACTTCACCTACACTAGCTAGATTGTAGTCTAGCCGCTCGGGTGTATAGGCAAAATCAAAGTCTTCGCCTTGTACTAGTCCTGCTTGGCGTAATTCACGCACAATCCCTAGTATAGTATCTATCTTGATACCCGTCAACCTTATGTCTATCATGTAGTTACAGGTTGTGGCGCGGGTGCAACATGTCCGGGAATTATTATATAGTATTCATCTGCTAATATAAAGTCATGTACTAGAACTGCTATAACGATACTAGCAATAGCCGCAAAGACGCAATACCTAATATACCATTTTAACATTGTGTAACCTCATAATCTCCCACTAATTCTATGTCGATCTGTCCTGAGTGTTCTAGTAAAAATAATGTAGCATCATGTGGATTACGAAAATGATACTCCATGAAATCCTGCGTAAGGTGTGTTATATACCTATCTCCAGGTAAACCAAACACTTCTAAGGCTCTAGCAGTAACTTCGTTCCATGGGGTAGGGCTGTTGAGATTCCACCCTACCCTAACCACCGTCAAATTTCGAACTGACATGCGACGTCAAATTCCATGTGTTCATATCCTTGATAGCCACGTGGATTAGCTACCACACGGCACTGACCTATCAAATAGTCCTGACGTTGATGAATATGCCCATGAATCCAAGTCCGAATCTGTGGGTTATCTAATATCACCTGTTCTAAATTACTGGCATACCCACCATTCATCAACTTTTCGTGTACATAATCTTTATGAATACTTTGAAAACTAGGAGCATGATGTGTAATGACTACTGTGGGCGTGTTAAGTTGTTCACGCAACCTATCTTTTAACCAATTCACACTGGCACGATGGACCCCACGAGTGATTTCCGGAGTCAGTCTGTGCCATGCATCCGTGGCTGGATTGTGATACTTGACCACACGATAATCATTCATGAGTCCACGCAGTGCAGCAGCAGTTGAGGGGTCATCACCGTTAAGGTCGGTCCATAATGAGCAACCAAGGAATCGCACTCCGTCTACAGTGACATCATCCAATTCCATTAGTCTAACATTGTCGGGCATGACTGCTCGCAGGCGATCTTCTGTGCTGAGAAACTCAGCGTGATAATGTTCGTGATTTCCCATGACATAGAACACTTGACGATACTTGGCACATTCTTCCACAAAGAATCTGCGAGCACGATCAGGGCGACCATACCTGGTGATATCTGAGCCCAATGTGGTAAATGCAGGATCATAGGTCTGCTCTATGTTCTTGACTTCGGAAACGTCGCCGGCCAAGACCAGTATATCCCCGCCTGGCAACTCCAAGTCACCAAACTCGAGATGCAAATCACTCATGTACGAAATTTTCATTTGATTAAGACTCTTTCCTCAGCAACTCTATCCGACCATAACTTGTGACCACGCACACGAACAACGTCTGCGGTATTTTGTGGATACATTGACCACTGTTCACGCCAGTAATTTTCCGTCATGCCTTGATCACAGACAACCATGTAAACTTCATAATGCCTATGTCCATTGTACCTAGCACGTAGTAAAATTGCCTGCACAATACTATGAGCAGGATTACGCTGTACTGGTCGATCGCCTAACATATTTAACAATTGTAGTTCATCCCAACCTGCATAGGTAGTAAGATCCACAATGCTTTCTATACCAAAACTATCCCAGCTGAATAAAAACAATCGTTCATTATCTTGTAGTTGCATTCCACACCTTTATTAAAAATAAAAGGCTGTACCAGACAGCCTTTTACCCTAATGTTGCTACCTATTAGGCAAAACGGCTAGCACGACTGCCAGTTACATCACGAGCACTAACTGAGTAAGAGGCACGACCTTCTGTGTTAGGCTTGGTAGTAACCTTTAGACCGGCATGACGAAATTCAGTCATGCGGGCACGTAGGTTTTTGATGCCATACATGGCTTCAGCTTGACGTGCGCTGAGACTACGTCCGGTGCCGCGAAGGTAACTTTCTAAAAAAGCGTTTTGGTTGGTAGTAATTTTAGTGAATGCCATAATCTTCCTTTGTTAAAGTTTTACAAGTATATGATCTAAACAACGTAAAGTCAACAGTTAATTCACTCGAATTTTTCCCAGTCACCTCCTGCTTTGGGTACCCAACCTATCTGTTGTAAATCTTGTCTAATTTCCTTGGTAATACAGCCTTCTGCTACATAATGCTGGTATTGATTCCTGTACCGTTGACGTTCCAAGTCTGACCACCCTTCCTGCACAGATTCGTCAATGTCATTGCGAATACCTGAACAGTACCAATCTATGTAGTCACCTGAACCCATCATGTCGGCCACAATACCACCCGAGTAGCGCCAGGAACAGGTCCATGAACGATCCTCAAGAATGGGCATGACATCTAGTTTGACGAAGTCGTTGTTACACATGGCCGCGTAGAGATTCTGTGCATAGTAGTCATTGCTACGAACCTTTTCGCACATGAATTCACTGGTGCGTAGGTCATACTCCATGTTATGCTCACGCCATGCAGGATCCTGCTCTCGCTCAAATCTGCGTTCTGCTTCAGTCTTGTAGAACTCCACCATGGCGCCTACATCTTTATCATTTTCCGGAGTTCGTCCCTGTTCTGCCATCCTAATCAAATACCTACTAGGTTGGAAAGTATTACGATCCGGACTGCGACTCAACATCGCGGGCGAGTGTAACTGTTCCTTCATCATCTATGTTCCATGTCAGTGTGTCGCCTATTTGCCACTTATTAGCAGCAAGTGCCTCTTGTGGAATAGGCATAACTAGATCACCAGTTTCGGGATCTTCCTCTAGTGTAACAATCCAGGTCGTTGGTGAACATTGTTCTATCTTAGGTGTGATAACGGCGGGATCAATCTTTGATTTCATGTTCTTGTATCAATCTTTTGGCAAGATCGAAATCCTCTCTTGTTCTAAATCTAAATGCCGGAGCTGCCATAGTAGTCTGCACAATATCGTAACCAATCTGACGATTGCCTAACAGTCTAACCATGTGATCACGGCTCCATTTGTCTAAAGCAAAAACTTCTCGTAGTTCAGGTATATTGGTAAATTGAATTTTCATAAGGGTTTGATCTCAACTACATTCATAACTCTGAAACTGCGCCACTGTTCTATATCAGTGGCCCAAGCACTCATGGTTTCTAATTTTAGCACTTTGGGTTTGGTGTCTGCAACCTGTTCTACTACCGGACGAGCCGGCAATAGATCAGGCTTCAAAGTACAGGGCATGACTCTGGTGCTACCATCTACTTTGGTAAATGTGATTTCATACACGCCTTCACGCAGCAAACTTTCTAACCATATGTGACGTTCTAGTTCATTGTTGCCTACTAATTCAATCATTCGTGATCCTTCTTTAATTCATCTAATAGCAATTGTTGACTGGCCGCTTTTACACGATCGCGTTCAATCTGATCAACTCGAGCACTGATTACCTTGATCATCTGACTTAATTGCTGCTCACCTTCGTCGCGCCAATGGCTGTATTCTACTCCTACCGTACTACGATAATAATACCGATTATTTTGTTGCATTTCACAGATGGTGCCATACAGCATGTCTTTGATCATTTGCTTGTCCATACTACAATTTTTCTCCAATCTCGAAACCGCGAAAGCGTAAAAACCGCGGAAACCTGAGCGAATAGCTGCCATCTTGATTTTGAGTAATAGCATCTGCACGAATCTCGACCACCTGTCCGATAACAGTATGCTGACTATCCCAAATCCCAGTACGAAGCTCATCGCTGTAGCCGCTACCAACGTTAACCCTAATTCTACGTCCGTCATCCTCACCCTCACAAACTAGGGCACCAAGACGCCCTGTATTTTTACCAGTACCCGCTTCGATGTCAACAATATTTAAGCTGACTTCAATGAAAGGCTTAAGTTTCAACCATGCTACACTACGCTTGCACTCATAAGCGGCAGCAGTATCTTTGATCATAATACCTTCGTAGCCGCCTGCAATGGCTTCACGATTGATCTCACGATAGCGAGCCTGACCTGCTTCGGTATCCAAGTCTACCAGCTCTTGACCTAGTACACGCACACTTGGCAAGTCAGCTTCATAACGCTCATAGAAAGCCCATAGAGCATGACTACGTTCTAGTTGAGTGGCGTCACTGCGACCCTGCTCAAACTCTGCTAAAGGCAGGCAATCAAACAGATGCAGCACAGCATCGTTAGCCCGCACATTACTCTTGCGATGTACCTGACGCATCAAGTCTTGGAAACTGTCGCTCATGATCTCGCCATCAAACACCATAGCTTCGGTGAGATTATGAGCGACAGCATGAAACTGTGCTTTTATGTGACTGAAGTTACTGAGTTCTTTGCCATTACGACTAAACTGGTCAACACGACCGTCTGGGCGCACAATAGTAATGACCCGAACTCCATCAAGTTTGACCTCAATGAGTCGTCTTCCGTTGATCTTGCGTTCGTGATTAGCACTATCATGAGCAAGTTGACAACCAAACATAGGAATAGCATACTCCACATAATCATTTTCTACCACCTTGTTTATGGTCTTTTCACTGACACCGCAGCGTAGGTCCTTGATAAGGATACGACGGTACCATCTATTCCACTGTTCAACAGTACTAGCCAGCATCATGTGATTCAACATGTCACGAGCCATGTTGCCGGTGATTTCTCTGTTGACAAAGCCTGTGATAGCCAAGGCAAAGGTATCCCAGTTCATGCCATGGGCACTGGTAAGTTGATCAGTAGCCTTCTTCTCGGGAACTTGCTTGATACCAAAGGTAATCATGGGATCAAGAGCCAAGCGGCAACCCTCAAAGAATTCAGAGTTGCCGGCTTGGGCTTGAGCCTCAATAATCTGCTCCTTGTTGGTACGCAGATTATGAGTTTCTAGTGCTGATATAACTTGCCAGGGTTGGTCCATGTTTATACTCTGTTAATAGATTGTTCTAGGCTCAAACGAACATCTTTCTTTGGTATCAGAAATTCTGCTTGAGTGTAAGGATTACAGTCACCTCGCATCTCCACAGTGTAAGTGAGACGATTTACTCTCAAGACTTTTCCGATTTTGACAATTTTTTTGTCACCTTTGCTAAGGTCATATTTTTTCCAAACTTGTATTCCTGCCTTATGCCCGGCTGGCATGCGTCTGAAAGATAAACGAGTATAAAATTGGTATCGTTGGGTAACTACTACGATGTCACCTTTTTTAATAGGATTGTCAACAGTCTTAACCATAGTATTCTCCAATTAATGTACCAAACCAAAACGCTTCGCGCACACTGGGCCATAACCCAATTCAGTGCTACGACTATCTTTGAGACTGTGATTGCAGAAGCTGCAAGCACCAGTCAAACGACCATACTTGCCAGCAGTAGCTTCGGGCTCTGCGGCAAACTCTTGTACCAATGCTAACACGTCGGCACCAGCTTGTCTAGTGGCATGGAAGTCACCATTTTGGTCAATGCGACCAAAGTACTTATTAGCACCAAACGGGCCACCGTCTGTTACAAGAATTTGACCAGCATACTTGCTAGCGGGACCAGCACGACCAAACGCAACAGGCTGACCCTCAACGCTTTGAAGTTTGACTTTGATACGCTTGAGAGTCTGTGCGGCACGGTCAAACATTGCCTGAATGCGCTGAACATTGACTTGTACAGCAGCAGCGGGTGCCGGGGCAGGATTGGTAACACGTTGGGTAAGCGTATCAACCCATACTAACTGCTTGTCGCTGAGACGACCAAAACGGTAGAAGTTGCTGACTAAGCTGCCAGCGAACTCTGCGTCACGAGCAGACATTGCGCTCATAGCATCACGCAGAGCTTGCACTTGGGGTTCCTGAGCAGCGTCAGGGGTAACAACACGAGGAGCACGATAAAAACCTTTGTATGCCATTTTGTATCTCCGTTGTTTCAATGTATCGTTAGTATAGCAAAAAGACGTAACCCTGTCAAGCGTAGGGTTAATGCGTGTTTAGTGCCGGAGCACATGAATTTACGATTTCGCGCTCTGCGACATGTGCGGGCTTGCGTCCACGCACAATGTCAACTAAGAGCATGACATGAGCTTCTGCGCCATGAGTACGAATACTGTTGCACAAAGCCCACGACTTGTTCTCAGTTACAGCACGACGAACATGCTTTTGCCAGCGTATTTTGAGAGCGCGATTGACTTCGCTGCCGCATACTGTAATGCCAACATAGTGCTCGTTAGTCACTACATTGACGATCATGTACAAGGCATGCTTAGTGTCTTGACGGCGTTTACGAGTGCGTTTTTCCATACTCGTAGTATAGCAAAAACGGGTAACCCTGTCAAGTTTTGGGCTTTTGTGGCGCAAAAACCACAGTTTGCGACTGTATTTTCAGCAGAATTTTGTGGTTTTTACGCCACAAATCTGCTGAATTTTTAGACGCTAGTGCAGTGTTTTGTCTGGCTTTACCAGCTCAGAAATACCAAAAATTTCCAAGATCGCAGCCAAGGTTTCTGAAGGATTTTCAAAACCAGCTGCTGGTCCAAACACTGTTTTGAGGTTGCCATCTTTGTCTAGTAAAAACCCTACGTCGGTGTTTTCAATATCCAGATCGTCGGATTCTTCGAGTTCCGTGGCTGTGCTTAAATCCAAGTCCTCATACTGTCCAGTTCTTTTTGTCATTTTGGAACTCCAATTATTGGTTATACAAATGTACTTAGTTAGACTACTTGAATAATATTAAGCTCATTAATACTGTTTGGGCCACGAACCCTAAACAAATTGTGGCCAAATAAAGATAATTTTTCTCAAACAAACTCTTAAAGAATATAGTTATCAGACCGGCCCAGATAAACAACATGATATCCACTGGTGGCATGCGATCGCTTTGATGCGTCAGCACGGCCAGCAATGTGGGTACACTGCTGAGATGTAGCAGAACTATTGTTAGCCATCCTAAAGTTCTTGCGCTGATATTAACCAAATGGTCTTTAACAAACTCATAGATTACTGTGGGAATATTCAAAATTGATTCTAACATTCTTGTTGCTGCTGATTCAGGTTGATTCATTTGCTTTCCTTAACGATAAAAAATATGACGACCAATTTTGGCGATTTTCTCTTTACGCCATCCAGGATTTACATAGTCAGCATGATAATACATAGCATCATGCAAGCTAGGTAATCTGAATCCTTCTAATAAAACTTTTTTGGCTACTTCCATGCTTTCCTCGTAGACTTCTTGGCTAAGAGGCCGCACAGTGGCAGCTCTATCACAATACCAACTAAATTGGCATATGGTTTTTTCATAAAAAATATTTTTCTGGTAAACAACACGACAGATATCAGCAGGAAATAAGCCACTGTCTGCTCTATTTAAAGTAACCTGTGCAACAGCAACCTTGCCTTCAAAAGGTTCGTTGCCAGCTTCGTAATAGATATTTCTTGCCAAACAAGCAAGTTGTTTTTCACGTACCTGCATGGTTATGGAATTTTCTTGCACTGGTTTAAAATAATCTAACCTTTTGGCAAAAGTCCATTTAAGTAATTCGACACAAAAATATGCACCAATTACCATTAGTACAATTAATATACTAGTAACTATAAATTTTGGGACGCAGCTAACCTTCTCCGCTCCTTGATTTAAAAGTTCAGTCATAAATTCTCCTTTCGGTGTAAAGGACACTTAGTGGCGTAAACCATTATAGCATCTTATTTGAATTGTTGCAACTAATTCGACTGTGGAATTATGGGCAGCACTGGGCTGAATAGAGAGTTTGATTTGTTTGCAGTTCTTGAACCGTTGACGAAGGATCAATAATATTAGCGACTTCAACCGCTAGATCATTCATGATACTTTGGTTATAACCTTCGTCTATTGCACTTCGGATAGCTTCTCCATATTTGTTATTAGCGCAAGCAGCACGGACGAAATCACCGTAACCTAGACCATTGCTATTATCGTGTAAATCGGCTAGTTCTACCACAAAGGCTGCACTTTGAGCTGCTGAACCCAAGGCGCTAGCAGGATCGATATTGGCCAAACGCTGATTGACCTTTTCATTGATTAAAAGATTAAGTATTCGATTAAACTCGGCACTAGCAGTATTTAAGCCTTCAACAATGTTTGCATTGCTGCTGGACATTAGACTTTTGGCCGAATTTATTATTAATTGTGCACTGGTACTATCAGAGTTAGCAGAATAACGCTGTTGATAAGCTAGGTTAAGTGCTGCTAATAAACTTTGCCCTTCAGAATATGTCAGTAATTGCTCGTGCACTTCTAACAAAGTTGTCATGCTCTGATTATATTTAAATCCAACAAAACTACCAAGTACATCGCCCATGGTCGGATTATTAAAAACACCGTTCCCTTGACCTAAAGTTTGTTCAAGACCTTCTAAACTAAAGGCCTCACCATAAGATTGTGAATCAGTGGCCAACACAGGTAGATGTTCTAGAGCTGGCTGTCGGAATTTACTCATAGCTTGACCTAGTTCACCTAGATTGTTTATTCTCGGGCTAACACCAAACACTGCTACTAATTTGTCCTGTAATGCATCTAAACTAGGTATAAGTGTCTTAGCGTTAGGACCAAATAAAAAATTAATGTCAAACAAGTCACCAAATTGAGTTAACGGACGTCCTGAACCAGACTGAAATGACACAGACTTGGCGATCTTATCCACGTTAGTATAACTGATTTTATTTAAAATATGAATTAATGTTCGATCAAAGATCGAACTGTATTCGGTGATACTGATATTTTCGCTGTTCAAAGCATCAGCTATAATTTGTGTATACCCTAAAGTTAACAAATGATCAATTAGGCTGGATGGTGTAAAACATTTACCAAGATCTTGAGCATTGAACATGTTGCCAAATTGTGTAATGTTTTTGCACAATTCCTGATAGGCTTGACCGCCTATATCACCAAATTGGTTTGTGATGCCCATGGTAATGAGATCATCCATAGTTTCAAATAAAAAACCCAGATCCTTATTTTGTATGCTTTTTTGTCGCGCTGTATATAATAAACTTAGTGATTCATAACTATTCACACAAAAAACATAAGCGCCCTGAATGTGATCTACCAGTCCCATAACACCATTTTTAGTCAGACTCTGCGCCTGTTCTAACACATCATTTAAAAGATTGTTACCAATAATTGTTATGTTACCAGGGATCTTGCTGCGTTGAGCAGAATCTAAATATCCTGTAATAAAAGATGGAAGTTGTCGTACCGCAGCGACAACCAGTGGACCATTGTTATTAAGACAGCGTTGACTTGCACTACTTAGACCTGTACCGCCAAAATCGTTTACACATTTAACTAATTCTGAGTTTATGGACAGTCCTTCCTCAACATTAGTGTTGGTCATTGAATTACTTTTAATCAATCCAGATAGAGCTAAGATTTGTGTCAACGTTAATTGGCTGGCCACTGGTTATTCCTTAGTAACTGCTGTCTTGGGATCAACACATTTGATAGGACAACCACAGCTGGCTTTATGTCCTTCACGAGCAGCAGGTTTATATTCGACTAAAATTTTATCAGCGCCTTCAGCAATCACTACTTTCTTACCATGTTTGTCTTTGCCATGCGGGGCTACCGAATCACCCTTTCTAGCCATTGGCGAATCATTTAAAATTACCTTGGACGCTCCGCTGATAATTTTTCCTTTACCGGCGAAGTCTTTGTCTTTTCTGCTCAGTGGCTTACTCAATTTTTACTCCGCAGTGGTAACCTTGATATAGTGGTCACGCATGGGTTCATGAGTGCGGCATATGGTAATAACGTGGTTGTCTTTGTAAAATAAGTTTTCCTTTTCAGGATCTAAACCAAACATAGCCTGTACCAAACCTATGCCATCAGCACTGGTAATTACCACACAAGGCTTTTTCAGTGAGTAGCCGGCGTTATCATGCTCACGCAACTCTCCTACTATTTCGTCACCGGATACTAGTTTAAGATTTATAATATCTCCTATACTATATTTGTTTTTTTCGATTAGCATTTGATCATCCTCTAAGTTGTTGAAAAACTGTGTCATCTAGTGCACTAAGACCTTTAAATCCTTCTACAAAAACTGTGCCATCTTTGTAGATCTGAGGTACACTGCGATGTCCTTGTGCAATTAGAAACTCTCGAGCAGTAGAATCTAAGTCAATACGTACTTCTTCAAACTGCACGCCTTTGGTTTCCAGCAGGTATTTGGCTTTATCGCAGAATGGGCAATTGGCTTTGCTGTAAATAGTTAACATTATTGTTCAGCCTCAATGACCACACCATCACCAGCCAGCTCTTCGGCCACACTGATCAAGCTGTCAATAAATTCTGGTGTAGCGACTTGTTTGCTTTCTTTACCTACTTTGATAAGTTTAGATATTTTTAACACTATAACTTCTTCATGTATTTTAGTACTCATACTTATATCCTTTTTGATTAAATTTTAGTCACCGTAATTGTCATAGTCGAATTTGGATAGGCATTGGCATACAAAGGCACGAATGTTGATGTGACAAAAGCATTTACACTATTAAGCGTATTGGTAGTTACTAATGTTACAGTTGCTACGTTACCTACATCTCTAATTAACTGGCTGACACGAATTAATAGATAATTTTCTATCAATGAATCAACTAAAGCCATACAAATTAAATATTGGCTGTAGTGGTTGTGGTTGTAGTTGTGTTAGCTGTTGTAGTAGTGGTTGTAGTAGTAGGTGCAACAGTGGTTGTGGTCGTGGTGCTAGAAGTAGTGGTAGTTGTAGAAGCATTGTTCACCACAGTCCAGCCACTGGTAATATCATCAACTTCAACAATTAATCCCTCTAGTCCAGACCCGTCATACAAATTACTAATAAATGTACCAACCTGTGATATAAGGTTCGAATTTATAAATGTAACATTAGAAATCGAATCTGTGTCTCGAATCAGTAGACTGATTCTAACCAGCATACGTTCTTCATCAATCTTTGCCATGAATTCTCCTTAAATTTCGGGCAATTCAGCGTAATCTACAGACTCTGACATAACACCAATAACATAATTTGTACTTTCAGATTCCTGTAAGGCCGTTTGTTTTTTATTTATGTTAACGTGTTTGTTGAACCAAGGAATCGGAGTGCTTTTTGGGTGATCTTCGGTATACTTAATACCGATATCACGTAGGCGAGTAAATGCGGTATAATCTACAAAATCGCATAGAATTTGGCTGTTTAAACCTATCACTACGCCTTTTTTGAACAAATATTCTGCCCAAGTCTTTTCTTCACGTATGACATCCATGTACATGCTATAGACTTCATCACGACAAGCCACAGCGGCCTCGGCAAAACGAGCATCGTCCTTTTGAACTTGGTTAATGATATAGGCGGTCCACTCGGCATGTAGTATTTCATCTTGCAGAATTAGTGCAATAATATTGCCATTGCCAATGAATATGCGATTTTCCACCATGGCAAGACTAGTAGCAAAACTAACCATAAAGCGTAAGGCTTCTAAAGCATAGCTGGCATTGAGCGCCATCCAGATTGCTCGAATATGATCCTGTTCACTTACCGGCGTGGCTCCAATTTCTTTTTGGCTGTTGAGTTTATGTAGCTCATCATAGTATCTACCCACACTGGCCGCCATGTCTACTATTTCTCGAGTCTCGTGTATTTTATTGAATTCCTCTTTGGGCACACCATAGACATTGCGTATGATATGGCTATAGCTCTTGCTGTGGATATTAGTTTCGAAAAAACTCCAGTTATTGACCAAGGCTTCTAACTCAGGCACTGAAATCACAGGGTTAAAAATCTGTGCCGGGGCACGCCCTTGGATACTGTCTAAGGCAGTTTGTCGTAGCAGATTACTGGTAAAAATATGCTTGACTGCGTCAGTGGCTTCCTTGAAATCTATCTTATCTTTGGTCAGTGTTACTTCCTCTGGAACCCAAAAGAAACCGCGAGCAGTTTCTTCGTACTTGGCTATGCGCGGATATCGAACTTCTTCGAATCTCTGTACAGTAACAGGGCCTTCGGGGTCTAGAAACATACTGCGTTTAAGATAATTGGTCTGTTTGTGTAAGTTGTATTGTGCTTTGCTCATCTTCGTAAAATTCTACCTCTAGTACACCACGATCGTCAATGAACACACGTTGAATGTTTTCGCATTCTAGTGCATAGACAGTCATATCTGCCATTTGTGCAGTAACTTCGTAGTCTTCGTTGATTCCCCAACGTGTTAATATTTCTCGAACCCTTAATTGATTTTCTGTCATAGTTTGCAAGATTCACAGTCTTCGTCGACCATGTGTAGAGTATCAATCTCAATGGTGGCTGTAGCTGTGTTTATTTCTACTGTGGGCGGGGAGACTAACACGCTTTTGGCGCCAATTTTATTGATTAAACTGTAGTAGATTGTTTTAATTCCCCAACGATGTGCTCTCATCAGATTGCCAGCAATCACTGTGGCAGGCACTTTATTATTAGCGTAGTAGGCTGGATTATAAAATGTATTAGTGCTTAAACTTTGATCTACATACGCAGCAATAACTGCGGCAGTTTTCAGGTAATTGGTACAATCACGTTGATCCCACATCAATTCATATTTGCTTTTTAGCCTTTTATAGTCTGGTACTACTTGAACAAAACTACCGGCCTTACTTTCTTTAACCGAGATAAGCTCCATGGGCATTTCGATTCCGTTAGTTGAATTTAAGACCACCGAACTTGATTCAACAGGTGCAACAGCCATCAGTGTGCCATTGCGTATGCCATGACGCTTCATTTTTGTTCTTAACGGTTCCCAGTCAAGACTTGGCGCAAAGTCCGTAAGCTCATTAACACCATTGGCTCGACGCTCCCAAGGAAAGACACCCCTACCATAATAGGTCTGCGCTGACCGCCCACAAGCACCGCGCTCCTCAGCCAATTCCACACTCATTTCAGTTAAGTAAAAGGCTTGATGTTCCATCCAACGCTTTACCTCTGCCAAAGCAGTTGGTTCGCCATACTTGAAGCTTCTTCGAGCGTGCCAGTATGCCAGGTTAGTGATACCTACCCCGAGTGGTTCAAAGTCCCGATTAGCTAGCTCACTTTGAATGCTCAGGAAGTCTTGATAGTTAAGTAAGTTACTGAGACTGCGTACCAGTATTCTACAGCACTTACGCATTTCTTGTGGTGTGCGGAATGATCCCCAGTTTATGCTGCCAAGAGTACACAGAGCGATTCTTCCCTCAGAGTCTTCAATCCTCTGGAAAGGTCTCGTGGGTAATAGTATCTCTTGGCAAAGATTTGATTGATATACTGGATCAAGCTCTGTGTCAAACGGACCTTGACGCTGTACGTTGTCAATGAACACAAGGTAGATGCGACCAGTGTCAGTGCGTTCCTTAAGAATGCCATTCTTAAAGATCTCGTCCGCTGGTAGTACCTTTTTCTTTTTTGTCGCATCGTGCTCATACTTGGTGTATAACCTTTCGAATTCTGCTGTGTTACGATAAAAGGCTTCGTAGAGATCTGGCACTTCGTGTGGGTCAAACAAGGTAATGTTTTCGCCATTCTTGAATCGGCGCCAGAACATGGCATTGATTACCACTGAGTAATCCATCTGCCTAACACGAGTTTCTTCTGTGCCTTGGTTGTTCTTTAACACAATAAGGTCTTCAAACTGTGCATGCCAGATAGGAAAAGTCACTGTGCATGATGCGTTACGTATGCCACCTTGGCTGCAGGAGCGTAGATCTGAGAACCATTTTTTCATAAATGGTACTAGACCTGTGTGCTTGATTTCGCCATTGCGAATGGGAGCGCCAAGTGGTCTAATGCGTCCAATCTCCAAGCCAATGCCAGCACGTTTACTGGCATACTTGGCCATCATTTCGCCAGCAGCGAATATGCTATCAAGGGTATCATCACTACTGATAAGAACGCAAGAGCTGAACTGTTTAGTAGTAGTGCCAAGCCCAGCAAGCACAGGGGTGGCAAGAGTGAAATGACCATCTGAAGCGCACTCATAGTAATCCTTGACGTATTTTAATCTCCGATCTCTTGATTCAGCGTGAAAGGCTGTGGCTGCTGCTACCGCATAACGCACCTGCGGTGACTCGAATAGTTTACCAGTGGCACGATTTTGCACTAGATATTTTTCACATAGCTGGGCTATAGCTGCATAGGTATAATTTTCATCTTTGTGATGATCAATAAAAAGATCTATAATGTTCCATTCATCTTGGGTATACCACTCTAGCAGTTCCGGGGTATACATTCCGGCATCTACGTTCCGCTTTACAATTTCGTAAAGTCGGGGTGGATCGTATTCGCCATAAACTTCTTTTCTCAACATACTCAGGCGTTGACGTCCTGCTACATATTGATAATTTACATTATTGATTTCGGGATTTTCTGTTTCATCTATCAAACCAACCATAGCGGTTAGTAATAAGTTGTCGATGGTTCTGGTGGTCATACCATCATGAAATTCTAACTGCGCCTTGATTTCCACCATACTTGGGCTGACACCGTCTATGCCCCGACAGGCATTGGCTACTTGTCGCTGGATTTTGCTTATGTCTAATGGTACACGTTTACCACTACGTTTAATGACATTAATTGGGGTCATTGAGATTCCTTGTTGTTGTTCTAATATAAATCGAGTTTGAGATCGTTGACATCGTATTTGTACTTTAGTTGATATTTTTCATCGACGAGATTTTTATTTACTACAGTGTCAAACATCAAATTAAGTATATATTTTCCTCGATTTATCCAGACCACGTTTACTACATCCTGATTGTCTGTGTTTTTATACACTCTTAATTCAAGTTGCTTAATGTTTTGCCGATAATGATCGCACAGATATACAGTATACAACATGCCCAAGGCTTTTGCAAGATCACAATAGTAGTTTTCATAGACCAAAGTCCAAGGATCTGGCCATTCTTCTAAGAGATCTTCACTGAGATAATGTGCAACATAAGGGGCATAGCTCCATAAATGTGCTACAGATTTCAAAGCTGCTTCTAATTCAAGATCACTGATACTTTTACGAAACGACTTCCACTCATGGAGTCGCTCCTCCGGTTTGAGGTTCCACATTGGTTAACTGCTACTAGAATGGTGTTGACAGATTGGGTCCAGTGACCCCAGCATCGGTCAATTGTTTAAAATCTTGGGATTTAATATCAAATGTTAACACTGATACACCAAAGCCTGCAGTCAATGATTTGACCACAACAATGGGTTTTCGAACTCCTCCTAAAATTGTTGAATACTGCATTTCAATTATGGTATCAGTGGACACTGCTTGTGTGTAGGTATCTCTGTAGCAAACTATGTTGCCAATTGGATCCACTGTATAGGTAATTATGCCGCTACGATAACGCTGTAATCTTTCTAAACTATAATGTAT